GGAATACCTTTTTGGACTGTTGATTGGGCTAAGTTTGGCGCTTCGCCGGATGCTTTCACAGAAGACGAGAGAATAATTATTGACTGCAAGACTGTTGTCAGTAATAGCAACATCGAGTTCTTTGCAGACGAATACACCCCATTAGAGGAAAAGAAAGCGAAGGTGTGGGATGAACATGGAGACCAGATTTTGGGATTATTCCTATCAAAGCCGAAGGCCGAGGAAGTTTGGATAGTTAAGCACATTTATTGCGACGAGTTTAACGACTTTGAGCCTGCGGACCCTCTTGCTCCCTGGCGTGGCATGGTTTTTGTTTTTAAGCGCAAAGACTACACTGCCAGTCTTGCCGAGATGAAGGACCGTATTATTCTTATCGACAAGATGATTGATGCTCCGATTAATCCTTCCGAGTTCAAGAAGGGCGAGTGGTATGTAGATGATAACGGGAAGTTATGCAAGAGATAAGTAATTTGGAGATACTGGATATCAATGACTGCTGGGTGAAGGACGAGAGGGGTATCGCTCTCGCGTCTTTGCATGAAGATGAAGGTTATGTTGTTGTGGAGCGGACACCGGCATGTAGTATTGGGATGTATTTTTACATTCTCATGTATCTTACTCAATTGGGTTTTAATGTAAAATGATATCAGCACTCAATAGGACTACAGCCCCGCAGATTTTGCGGTTCTTTGACGTCTGCTTTAAGCGAGGCGTTATTGATGCCATGGACTACGGAGACGACCTTGACACACGAGAGTTTTTGCAGGCGAGGAAGAACGAGTGGTCTCTGGGGATCCTTGGCAAAGAGGATTCCAGTTGGCAATTTTTCTGTTCAAATCTCTATTGGTGGGCGAGGAATGCGAAGTTAATGACCTTGGCGGAGAAGTATTTCTTCGCTTTGCGAAAGAAAGACGTATCTTGGTGTTTGCTTCCCTATTGTATGCAGTTTTATCTATTAGGCATCGAGGAATGGTTAGATTACCCGAATCCAGCGAACATCGAGATATTCAAATCGACTCCCAAGTTACATTGGTCACCGAAGGGCCCGATAAAGAAATTTATCCGTCCGGATTACTTCTCTTATTTGCACGATTTCTACTTCCAATACAGCCAGATTCCAGAAGATAAGCAGACCGTTAGCTCGACCATGATGGACAGTTTTGTTTCGGCCCTTTATGACCTTTCTTCGCGTTATGGTAAAAGGAAAAGAATATAAGGCATACCAGGAGGCGTCTGGGGAGCCATGGTTGGGTTACGTCTTACTCCCTTATGGGATGTATTATGAGAAGACCCGCGTGCTATTGGATGCCTCTGCCGGAGATATTCTTCGTTTTTTTAACGGACCGGATGTAAGGATCGAGAGTGTGATGCTTATCCCATGTGATAAGATGTGTAATTTCCTATGCAAAATGAAGTATGGTATCACATGGGACATTGCTTATCAACAATGGCTGCGTTATGCAAGGCTAGAAGGTCACGGCAAGGATATCTTGGATAAAGAGAAATGCATCTTAGTTATATACAATGCAAAAGATAAAGTGTAAATTTGCCGAATGGGTATTGGCCCCCGCAAATGCATTCGGTCCGGCAATCGCGGGTGAGTATCAGACCGAAGATGGTAGATTGTGCCAAATTATGGTACATGCTGTCTGGAACAACACGGGAGGGATATTTGATAATGAATTGGATGAACTATGCCAAGAGAAATTCGGATTCCCATTTAAGACCATACGCTCGTTATGGATTAGCCGACTTGACCGGGTTGACAATTATTGGCATTTAGTTAAAATGGTAGAATTATGAATACAGAAGATTTATTTAAGTATGGCGTGACGCCAAAGGAAGGCAAGGACGCCGGTAAGAGGTTTGCGGTTAATGCTATTCGACCGGGTAGTATTGATGTGTTCCCTTGGGGGGAAAGTAATGTGCCTCTGCGTTCTTTCTCAGAGGGCACTTACGACATTTGGAAGGAGCCGAAGACGCTTTTTGAGGACCGTAGGATTGAACCGACATGGGGGAATCTGAAGAAGGCTATGGAAAAGGCGGGTCTAGGAGACGACACATTATTCGCTGTTCATGATTTTATTTCTGGATTCCGAAGAGCAGAAATGAGCACGGACAGGCTCCGCTCGGGACGTGAAGGCGAGGAAAAAACTTATATTATAGTAGAGTAATCCGCCGCGTGAGACCATGAGTGCGCTAACGGCGGCGCATCGGTGCGGGTCGAGGTTAATTGAGTTGAATGTGGCATACGGATTCCTCTTGGAGCCGCCTGCTTCGAGAAGCGCAAACTGGCCAAGCGTGAGGCCAAGGAACTCCGCACCGATTTTTGGATGGGTAGCTCAGTGGTAGAGCGCGGTAAGAGTTGAGACCGCAAGTCGAAGGTTCGAGTCCTTCTCCATCCGCAGATATGATTAACAAAGGACTATTTTCATCGAACAGTAATGAGTGGGCGACTCCGACCGACTTCTATAAGAAGCTGGATGCGGAGTTCCATTTCAACCTTGATCCATGCTGTACGCACGAGAACGCTAAGTGCGAGAGACACTATACTCTTGAAGATGACGGTCTTACGCAAAAATGGGGGAGGGAAGGAACGAGAGTGTTTTGCAATCCTCCTTACGGCAGAGAAATCGGCAAATGGGTCAAAAAATGCTACGAGGAAAGCAAGAACTGCGAGGTCGTGGTCATGCTCATCCCGGCAAGGACAGATACGGCTTACTTCCACGATTACATCTATCACAAGGCCAAGGAAATCCGATTCATCCGTGGTAGGCTTCATTTCAACGACTCAAAGCAGGGAGCACCGTTCCCGTCAATGGTAGTAGTATTCTGATATGGCAATTCAACTATACCACGGAGACTGCCTCGTAGAGATGCAGAAGATTGCAGACAAGAGTGTCGATATGATACTCTGCGATTTGCCATACGAGGTGCTTAATAAAGGAAACAAGTCAGCACAATGGGATAGGATAATACCTTTCGAGCCTCTTTGGGAACAATACAGCAGGATAATCAAGGACAACGGCGCGATAGTCTTGTTCGCTCAAGGAATGTTTACGGCGCGACTGATGATGTCGAATCCTAAGATGTGGAGGTATAATCTGGTATGGGACAAGTGCCGTGCGACTGGTTTTCTGAACGCGAATAGGATGCCACTTCGGTATCACGAGGATATATGCGTTTTCTATAAAAGTCTTCCGACCTATAACCCGCAGATGGAGGATTTGAATGGGAGGGAAAGAAACCATCCGCAGGGTCACGGTAATCATAACGAGAAGAATCAGTGCTACGGGAATGTAAAGCGTATAAATCCGACATACGAGGACAAGAAACACCCGAGGTCTATAATCAAAATCAAAGCCGTACATTGCAGCGAGGGACAATCGCATCCAACTCAGAAGCCCGTCGCGCTTCTTGAATACCTTATCAAGACATACACCAACGAAGGCGAGACTGTTCTTGACAACACTATGGGCTCTGGCTCGACCGGTGTTGCTTGCGTGAACATGGGAAGGAATTTCATCGGCATAGAACTGAATGAAGAATACTTTAACATCGCTTCCAAACGCATAAAGAAGGCCGAGGAAGATAAGGCGGGGAGGCTGTTCTGATATGCAGTTACGCGAATACCAACAAACGCTTATTACCGAGTCTCGTCAGGCTCTCGCGAAGCACAAGCATATTATTGTACAGTCCCCGACCGGAAGCGGGAAGGGGGTCCTTATCGGTTCAATGGCATCAATGTCAACGGCTAAACATAATCGTGTTTTAATCCTTGCCCATAGCGAGGAAATCTTAAGACAAGACGCCAATCACGCTCGTAAGTGGGGCGTTGATGTTGCCGAAGTGTATGCTAAGACACGGAAGATGCCGGAGAATGACTGCTGCTGTATGATGGTGCAGACACTACGGCAGAGGCTCAAGAAGGATTCTTGGCGGGCTTGGTTCGACGAGTTTAAGTTCATGATACTTGATGAATGTCATAGAAGTGAATTCGACGTCATCTTTGAGTATGTTAATCCGAGGGTGTATGTGGTAGGTCTTAGTGCCACCCCTGCTCGGTATGGGCGAATGAAGCAACTCGCGCTTATGTATGAGGCGATGGTAGTTGGCCCATCAGTCCAAGACCTAATAGACCAAGGTTTTTTGTGCCGATGCAAGTTGTATTCCTTGGATGCTCCGTCGATGGATGATGTCGAGTGGGACTACGGTCGTGGAGATTACTCGCTTGGTCAGATGGCTCAGAAGTTCAAGTCTCGCGCAAGGTACATCGGGGCAGTGGAGAATTATCAGCGTATTTGTCCCGGCGCTAAGGCCGTATGTTTCGGATGTAGTTCCGAGCAAGTTATTGGAATCACGGAGCAATTCTGCGCTGCGGGTATTAAAGCGAAATACCTGCTATCAGCCAACTTTGATGAGGACGAGGACTTTAGTGGGGAAAGAAAAGAGATTATGGCTCAGTTTAAGCGCGGAGAGTTTCAAGTTCTTGTGCTGCTTGGAATAGGAACTGCTGGCCTGGATATACCTGATATAAAGACCGTGCTTGTCTTGTTCGCTACGACCTCGATAGTTAAGTGGTATCAAGTGTTAGGCCGTTGCAGCAGGCCCGCTGACGGGAAGAATGGCGAGTTTATCTGTTTGGATTTCGGCCTCAATTACTCTCGCCTCGGTCGTTATGAAGATTCTCGCGTTTGGGGACTTTGGCATAAGGAGGGCGCTGGCGGCGGAGTGCCGCCTATGAAAATCTGTCCGCAGTGCCAGAAGATGATTCCGGTTCAATATCAAGATTGCCCGTATTGCCAGTACCACTTTCCGACACAGCAAGAAATCTATCAATCAGATTTACAAGAAATAGTCGCAAAAAACGATGAAGAAACGATTGAGGGGTATGTCGCAAGAAAGAAACTTGAAGGGAAAAAGACGAACTGGATATTGATTCAAGTTTGCATAAAGAATCCCGACAACCAGAAGGGAGCTTTTATGCGAGCGATAGAAGTTCTTCGGACCAAACACGGGGAGAGTATCAGTCCGAAGTATTGGTGGGCTTTTCGGACTAATATCTTGAGCAAGGTAAAGGTTAAGAAAAAAGACGAGAATCCTTCGTTGTTTAAATAAAATTACTATCTTTGCATAACAATGCTATGTGGAAGATAGCAAGTAGAAATATCGCATCCCCTGCCAGTAGGATAGTGCTTCCACCGCTATTTGAACACAGGGGATTGTTGTTTTTAAGATGAAGATAGAAGTTTGGAAGACCGTTCTGGGGTATGAGGGCCTATATGAAATCAGCAATTATGGCAATGTAAAAGCCCTTAACTATAAATGTTTGGGCATAGTCAAAATTATACGACAATCCACCTCTTGTTATGGATATAAGGTCGTTGGTCTATCTAAAAACGGAAAGACAAAGCAATTTTTTGTCCATCGTTTAGTCGCCATTGCTTTTGTGCCGAATCCGAATGGTTATCCGATTGTAAACCATAAAGACGAGAATAAAACTAATAACAACGCGGATAACTTGGAGTGGTGCACAAATAAATACAATTTAAACTATGGCTCCGCAAGGGAGAAGATGGTAAGAGGTAAAAGAAAGAGTGTTTTACAGTACGACATAAACTGTAATCTCATCAAAGTGTTTCGGAGTATATCAGAGGCGGCGAGAGAAACTGGACTATGCCGAGCTCATATATCAGCTTGTTATCGAGGCGAGAACAGGACGCACGGCGGGTTCTTTTGGCGTCCAGATGGTTATCCTCCGAAACCGGGCGACGAAGTACAGAATAAAAGAAACCACGGGAGGTTCAGTTTTGTGAAGCCCGCCTCGCCGAAACTGTTTTAGGCACGGGATTTGAAGGGAGAAGCAGAAAAGTAAGAATATGATTATTTCAGAACAAATCGGACATATGGTTGGTTTTCAATACAACAGAGAAGATGGATTTCTATTCCAAGTTGATGCGTATCCTGACAGTCTGAATGGCGTGCCACAAAGTTTTTATTTCCCATTCAATCAGAACAGACCGAAAGCCTTTGACCTCGACGAATTCCGTGGAAAACGAGTGAAGATAACTGTAGAAATTGAGGAGGATTAGTGATGGAGTTAGGTAATTCTAAAGCGGCTTTGTTAGCCTTTGCGAAGACCATTGAGATTTTGGTCGAAGATAATCTGATTCTTAATGATTCTTCGGTTATCGGTTATGGACCAAAGAAGTTATGTTCTGACGTGGAAGTCGAAGAAGTTTCCTTAGCCTTCCAGTCTATACGTGGCTTTAAGGAGACATTTAAGGAAGAGTACAACCGGCTGAACGAGTACGATTTTGAAGTAAAAGAGACCGACGCTGGGTTTGAAGTAACAAAGTACTGGTTAGAGTAGTTATGGACATCGAGATTAGACGGAACAGTCCCAAGAAAAGCGAATACGAGAAATGAAACAAGAAGTGAAATCAATGATTATTGTCTGTGATGGGTGCGGGACGCACTTCCACGACGGAGATGACTTTTGCTCATACATTGACGATGAGAACGGAGAACTTATCGAGCAGTCCGCTCTTGATAGCGAGTGGCTAAAATTCGGGGACAAGCACTATTGCCCGGATTGTTATGAGCTTGATGATGAAGACCATTACCATACTAATGATGGTAAGGTCTGGGATGCTGATACAGAACAGGAAATAGTTGGTGTAAAACAGTCCCCTTTGGAAACTTTTCCAAGAGTAAATGAGTTTGAGATCGGCGCATCATATCGTCATTGACTATGAAACCAGGAGACAAGGTGTGGTGGTTTGAACCACAGGCGGAAAGAATAATGGAGTTTATTCTGGACGATGTGCCGCAGGAGGATGTGTTCGGCGTTGTGATTGATGGGCATTATCCGAACGGAGATATGCGGGTGGTAATGCGCCTTCCTTATCGCATTTTCCCCACCCGCGAGGCATTGTGCGAGCATTATAGAAAAATATTTGAGTGATATGAGTATTGATAGTTTATTGTACCGCCTCGGCATTAAGAGAGCGACGTGCCCTATTTGTCGAAAAAAGATGAAATACGAGGACGAGAATGAACGATACCGTCATTTCCTGTGCCCGAAGTGCGGTTCAACCGTAAGCATGCCAAAAATTCTTAAATGACATGGCACGTTGGTTTGAAGAAGGGTATGAGACGGAAGAAAGAAGCCCGGTAGATGATTTGAAGTCGGTAGTCAAAGAAGCGAAGTCTTATCGGGAGAATCCCCTTCTTGTCCCCGGTGAACAAAAAGAGATGTTTGAGTCCGCTGCACAAAAGGCAAGAGAGGCTGGAATATATGTTCCTCCGCTGATGGGTGTATGGATAAGAGAAAAACAAAAGTAACGATACTATGACCATCGAAGAATACAAGGCACAGCCGTTCAAGGACGCGACCATCGGAGACTATTGGTACACCTTCGACCGCCGCACCCGCCGCGAGATAGAACGGCTCGTCAGGAAAGGGGAAAAACCGGATATAATGAACTACGTTTAAATATGAGTGAACAAGTCAACCATCCCTCTCACTACTTGAAGAATGGCAGAGAGTGCATTGATGTTATGATAGAGCGATTTGGCACAGAGGCTGTCATCAACTTCTGCGAGTGTAACCAGTTCAAGTACGAATGGCGTGCTGGGCTGAAAGAAGGCAACTCTGCCGAGCAGGATCGCGCGAAGGCCGCATGGTATGAGAATAAAGCAAAGGAGCTGAGAGATGGCAATCATTGAGACCCCGCCACAACCGAAGAAGCGTAAGCACACCCAGCCCGAGGCAAGGATACAAGCATCATGTGTGGAATGGCTTTGGAACACATATCCCGAAACGAGGGGGAACTTTATACATATCCCAAATGAAGGCAATCGTGATAGTAAGATGGACGGTGCTATGCGAAAGGCACTTGGTCTTGTTGCTGGTGCTCCAGATACTTTCTTGTTTATGTCGCGTCATGGATTGCACGGCCTTGCGATAGAATTTAAAACGGATACGGGCGTCCAGAGCCAAGAGCAAAAGGCTTTTCAGGCTAGGCTTGAGCAAAACGGATATGCTTATTACATCTGCCGATCCCTCGAACAGTTTAAACAGATAATCAATAATTATTTAAATAGTAAACTATAATTTGCTTTTCTCGCGAAAAACACTATATTTGCGGCATTAACTCCAAAACCGCTTAAGAATGAGATACGTATTGGACGAAGATGGTCGTAAATTCAAGACTCTCTGGAAGGCGACTAAGGCAAATGGGCTGACGTATGGGGGAAAGGAATTTAATAGGCTAAGAGACTCTGGTTATTGTTTGATTAAGGGCCATTCCTTTAGGATATATGAGGGACCGGAAGGCGAGGAGGAACCGGACATAAAGCCAATCCCCAAACCGAAGTCCGCCCCAGTACAAAAATATCAAGACCCCATTATTGCGAGACTTAAAAGACGATATTCCGATGCTGAGATTGACGCGATAGCACGGGGAGAGGGTATTGAGCGCAGAAAAGTCGTCTTTCCTGAAATAAAACTGTCAGGGGTTCACCATAAATTCATTGTTATCAGCGACACCCACATCGGGAGCGTCTATTCTCCGGAAGAATGGCATGACATAGTGTCTGAATATGTTAATACTCACGATGTCGAGGCCGTACTTCATTGTGGCGACCTTGTCGAAGGGATGAAAATAGGCAGGATAGGAACGCAGATTTACGAGCTGTCAGATATCGGTTATGAAGCACAGAAGTCGAAGGCTGCGGCGTTGCTGAAAAAGTACGACGTCCCCGTTTTTATCATCAGCGGCAATCATGATTTCTATTACCAGGAATATGCTGGAGCGAACATTATTAAGACGATAGCAGACGAGTTGCCCAATGTAACTTATATCGGGCACGATTCGGCAGATATTGACGTGGATGGGGCTATCGTGCGACTGTTCCATGGCGGAGACGGCTCAAATTCGTATGCAGTCAGTTATCGGCTCCAGAAGTTGTGCGAAGCGATAACCGGCGGAGACAAGCCGAACATTTTGCTTGCAGGGCATGTTCATAAGTTTTGCTATATTCTTGAACGCAACATTCACGCGATTTCCGTTCCTTGTATGCAGATGCAGACTAATTTTATGAGAGGAAAAAAATTGGCGGCACACACGGGCTTTTTGGAACTTGAGTTTGATGTGTTTGACAAATCAGTGCGCAATCTATCTGTCAAGTTATTCCCGTTTTATGCTTAGGATATGGCTAAATCATTAATACCGCTCCGTCCGGAAGGATTTTTGTCTTCTCTTTCTCAGCCAGAACAAGCGGCTTTAACGTGGTATGTCTTGTCTGGTTGTACGAAGCGGGACGCATTTTTCACCTTCGCTAGACCCGACATGAGGGCATCCAGTTCGAAGGCAGCGGTGGAGGATGCTATTAAGCAATTCTATGCAAGGAAAGAAGTAAAGGAATATATCGACGCTTACACTGCCACGATAGACAAAGTATTGCATCCAGAGCCAGTTAAGCCAGTTCAGAGTGGGAGTTTAGAGGAAAGGAAGGCAAAGGCAAGGACCAAAGCGATGGAGTTTGCTATGAGCCTGGCAGACAATATTGAACAAGCCGAGGATCCCGAGACAGTTCTAAAGCTTATGGATAAGGTAGGCCTTCTCGACGGGGATGAGCAAGTGGAAGAGCAACCGAGGCGGTATCTGCCGGTAACATGCAATGAATGTGCTTACCGAAAATTTGTCGAAGAAAATTGCGAAGAAGTCGAGGATGGCACGGAAATTGAAGAAGAAAAGTAAAAATTAATATATGGAAATTCATGGAAAAATAACGGCGATGCCGCCAATTGAAAGAGGCATGGGGCAGAGGGGTCCCTGGGCTCGTCAGACTGTGGTCGTTGAATATGAATCGGGACAGTTCCCTAAATCAATTGCCCTTCAGAACTCGAAAGATGCGGAGAATTTTGCGAAATTGCGAGTCGGTCAGACCGGGACTTTTAAATTTGATGCAAAGACCCGCGAATATAATGGGAAATATTTTACCGACCTCAACTGCTGGTCATGGAGTATAGACCAAGCGCAGGTCGATCCGATATAACCTTCGAACTTAACAAAAAGTCCGTTTAAGGAGAGCGGACTACTTTTTTCTTTTCCATTTTTTCTATACACGTTCGCCGAGCCCGTCGTGACGATGTGCTCGGTTTTTTTTTGAAAGTTAAAAATCTTTTGCTATCTTTGCGGTACGGTAAGGTCCAGTTACCACAGATAGAAACTTAAAGCCCCACAACGAGTAGGCGCGTGCTGGACCCACCGCCGAAAGTTGTGGGATTTTTGTTGATATGAAAAAGTTAACGAGGGAAGAATTTATAGCGAAAGCCGTCAGGAAGTGGGGCGACAAGAACGATTACTCCTCTACTGAATATAACGGTTTTCGGTCTCCAGTTACAGTCGTTTGTAAAAAGCACGGCCCCTTTACGCAAAATGCCAGCAACCATCTGTGCAGTGAAGGATGCCCGAAATGCGCAGCCGAAAATAGACCTTTTCGAGTTGCTGGTTTTGGTAGGAATAATTCATACGAAAAGGTTTTTGGTACCGTAGCATATCAAGAATGGAAGAATATGATGCACCGATGTTATGATACGAAAAAATTGAAAAAGTACCCGTCATATATTGGATGTACGGTTTGCGATGATTGGCGAGATTTTCCAGGATTTAAGAAATGGTACGACGAGAATGGAGTTAGCGGATGGAGCCTTGACAAAGACCTTATCAAAAAGGGAAACAGGGTCTATTGCCCGCAATACTGCGTATATGTGCCAAAATCTATAAATTCTCTTATCGTGAACCGAAAAGCTGACAGGGGCCTATTCCCGCTTGGCGTAACAGCCTATAAAGGAAGATATCGTGCGAGATTGCGTCGCGACGGGAGAGAGGCTTTCATCGGACTGTTTGATACACCAGAAGATGCCTTCGCTGCATACAAGAAAGCAAAAGAAGAATACATCAAGAAGGTTGCCCAGGAATACTACGACAGAGGCGAGATAACCAAGCGATTATATGATGCGTTGATGCGTTATGAAGTAGAAATCACTGACTAATTTTGAAATGTACGGCAAAATTTTTATTTTTGCCGTATGTTCAGATTAAAGCCCAATCACGCTCCATTTCCTCCTCTTTACGAGCATGTAGAGAGGAAATTAGCTACTGTAGGAGATAAGGGGTATGATAAGGTCGGGAATTATATTCTAAGGGATGGTGTTGACCTGATCCCGCAAGAAGGGATGCAGGAGAACATCTGCAAATGTTCATCGAATCTTATTTTTGCCTGCGGGCAGGCAACATCCGGAAAGTCGTTTTCTCTGTTTCTTAAAGCTTTGCAGGGTGTTGGAATCCCAAATTATACTGGCCGTCTCATAAATGTTCGAAAACTCGACTCGGCTAAGGGCACATCAATGTTTAGGGACGCGAGTTTGTGCTGGGGACAGTTCTCTAACTGCCAGGTAACAACTGGAGAGCTACCAACATTTGCTTGGCCGCAATGGAATAACGCTATCCAGATGATACATGCGAACTTCAATGCGGACAATCCAAGCGAGTGGGAAGATTTCGTTGAGTATATCAAGAAGCAACAGGCGAGTTTTATAGCTGGAGATGAAATTACTGCTATAGAGCAGTTTAAGATGTTTACCTATATCTTCTCTCGAAATAGAGACTCTTCAGGCGTAGAACCTCAGTTTGTTGCGACATTCAATCCGAAGCATAATCACTGGACTACAGAATGGTTGGTTTGTGGCGGGTATATTGATACCGAGACCTGGTATATCAAGCCAGAGATGGACGGCGCTACTAGGTACTTCTACATCCAGGGAAACACGCCGCAGTCAGTCGTATGGGGAGACACGAAAGAAGAGGTTGTTCGTGCCGCTCATATTAAGTTAAACAAGGATGATATTGCCGCAGGTCTACGTGAGGTGGATATGGTAAAGTCCTTCACGCTGTTTACCGGCACGGCTGCGGGGAATCGTAAACTTGTCGCGGCAACAAGAGGACAGTCTGTCGCTAATCTTCACAATGTCGGCGGCGACCAACGCGCCGTCCTCGCTGAGGCTTATTTCGGCGAAATCGAGGAAGAAGAGCAAACCGTATCCAAGCAGATGATGCGAGACATACAGACGGCAGCATACGACGAGGATGAAACAATGTACGGCACGATGGATGTATCTGGTGGCAATGCGGACTCCGACGATAACCCGTTTATTGCATGGAAAGGCCATACTATTGTCGGCATAGAGTTTTTTCGAGGCGACCCGAAAGAGTTGGTTGCCTGGATTGACAGAATGCTGGAAAAGTATAATATTCCCAAAAAAAACTTTGCGTTTGACGCCACTGGTCTTGGAAACTATTTAAGGGCATATACCGAGGGATGGCCCGTTACCGCCAACAGAACCGCCATGCAGGAATACGATGTAAACGGGAACCAGGTGCAGATGGAGCTCTACTTCAATTTAAGGTCGCAGTTAATGGGTAAGCTAGAGGTCGCATTAAAGACCGGGGCGATATCGACCACGCTTGACCTTAACATGCAAATCCCATACGGAAAGAAAGGACAACACCGGCGGCTTATAGATGTGCTCTACGACGAAAGCAATACATTCCGCAGGCTCCAAAAGAACAAGCGTATTTACTATAGGAGCAAGGATGAATACAAAGCGAAGTTCCACGCTTCGCCAAACATCATAGACACGATGTACCTTCGTATGATATGGGACCTCGACGCCCGCCCGAAGAAGCAGCCGTCGCCCGAGATCGAAGACGACGCCTACGATGGGCTTTACGAAGATTACAGCGCTGGACGCAGCGTTGTATATATATAAACCTAAAAATCGCGATTTGACCTATGAACATTTCTGAACATTTAAAAAAAGACTATTGGGTACGGAGGGTCACGCCCGATAGTGTTAGCATGTATCCTCCTGCTGGCAACCAGATAGGATACAGACAGACCCGCACTGGCGGTCTTGGAGTAGGATATGTTAATCTCACTCAAGACCAATTTTTGAACGAGATTAATCCCGCTGCTCATGAGATTAATTCAAGATACAGGAGCCAGCGTCCGATCTACAAGGCTGAAAAGACCGAAGACGGGAAGACAAAGTATGTCTTGGACGGCTACGACGATGTCGAGACTGTCGCCTTGGCAATACAAGAGATGATTGTATCCAAGAAAATCGCCCATCTTACTGGCGATAATTTCTGGGTAGCGAGCGAGGATAAAGACGAAGAAGCCTTTCAGAAGATAGAGTCATGGATGGATTATGCTGGCTTCTGGGACGCTTGGGTCGAAGCCGTATCATATACTGAGAGGGAGTGCGATGCCGCTCTTTATTGGTGGTATGACGGGACCTCTCTGAATTATGAGGTTTTCTCTTATGAGAAAGGCGACTCTCTCTATCCCGGTGTGGACGAAGATGGGAAACCGACTCTTTATAGAGCATATAGTTTGAATGGTAAACATGCTGTCGATGTCTTTACTGTCCGATACAAGGAAACTTGGGTGAAGGTCGATACGGACGAAGATGCCGGCAAAGATTGGTTTACTAGGGTTCTCCGGACCATTAAGAACGGAGTCAATTTCAGCGAGGTCAGCGAGGATGGATATAAATTACTGTCCAGAAAGGAATCCCAGATCGGGAACGATATCCTGCAAGTCATATATTTCTGGGTCCCGGACATCGCTACAGGACCAGTCCAAGACTGCATTTGTAAATATGAGCGTGCAAACAGTTATGTCGCAGAGGAGGCAAAAACGAGCGCTTTCCCGATTCTGTTCTTAAAGAGCGAGAAAATCACCAATCTTCCGCCCTCTAAAGTCAACGGCAAGACCATCGGAGTAAAAGGGACTGCGGACAGTCTGGCTCATGCTGATGCCAAATTCCTGGCTCCTCCCGACATGAGCAATATTTCCAAGACTCATCTGGACACCTTGTGGGATAATATCCTTCGCGGTTCTCTGTCCGCTTTGGTCGAGCCGGTGGATATTCGCCAGGGAGCAGACAGCAGCACAACCATCAAGATCATGTTTGCTCCAGATATCCAGTGGTGCAAGAACCGGTGGAAATTCTACGCTAAGCCTGTAAGACAGCTCGTGGAAGTCTTTAAGCGTTTGGTCGGAAAGGCAGAAGGCGATATTGCAAGATATGGCGATTTGAAAATGTCTTGTGGGCAGAACATCTGGATACCGCAGAACGAGTCAGAGCGCATCAAGATGGAACTCGACCAGTATTATGCTGGTGTCAAGTCGAGGAAGGCCACCATGTCGGATATTGGCAATAGCCACCTCGGTGATGCTGACCAGATAATGAAGGAAAAGGAGGCAGACAAGGCTCTTGACGCGAAGTACAAAACCACGACAGAGGTGAACGACCCGAATGTTCCCAATGTGACAAATCAGGCGGAGAATCAGCCGAGGAACAAATAAAAAAAAGAGGAGAACTTCACAGCCGTCCTCTTTCCCGTACAAATGCATAACAAAAGTCACATGGCAAATATAGCAAAGAATGTGCCAAAAAACAAATACGGCGTCTCATTATCGAGGCGCCATTTTTGTGCAATTCTTGTGCCAAACTTTTTTGATACAAAAAAAATAATGATTATATTCGCCCCAAAAGAAATTTCTACCTATGAAAAAGAAAATTGCGGAAGCGCTTAAGACGAAGTACAAGAGCTTTGGATTGAGCAATGAGGCTTGGGACCGGATCGCCTCAGCAAAAGAAGAGACAGTCACCAAAGAAGAGGACATTGAAGCGGGCATTGCTGATGTCGCTACGATGGACTTAATCGCCAAGGAGTTGCAGAAGATGCGCGACTCGGAGATTCAGAAACGAACCGACCTGCAGCGCGAACATGACGACTACAAGGCAAAACATCCCGAGACGCAGCCCAACGAGGGCGAAGGCGGAGAAGGTGGAGAGCAGAAGCCAGATATCGCCAAGATTGTGGCCGAAGCTGTCGCCGCTGCCGTCAAGCCAGTTCAGGATGCATTCGAGACGTTTAAATCGCAGACTTCGGCAAAGGAGGCGAAAGCCCTTGCGAAGACAAAATTCTTCGAGAACAAGTGGACAACCAAGTTCAAGGAGGAGGCTGATGACGCATGGGACATGGCTTCTCAACTGAATGAAGCGAAGGGAGACAGCATGACGCAAGAGGAACTGACAGGAAAGGCTACCGAGCTTTTCAACAAGTATGTCCAGAGGAAAGGTGCAGATGCCACCAAGCCGTTTGAATCTTCGGACGGGAACAATGGCAACTTTGACTTCTCCAAACAGGCGAAGTACCTCGAGTCGGAAGGGCTGATCCCCGAAGAGAAAAAGTAAGTTTAACCCCCAAAGATGTGACCTATGAAAAATTACGGAAACTCTTTCAACAAAGACTCCCAGAGTTATGCTGCCGGAAAAGTTCCCATTTGGCTTCACGATGACGAGCATTATCCGGGCGGTTGCACTCTGAACAATCAGACTCAGGGCACGACCATCCCCGCCGGCTCTGTCGTGTATGTCCCGAAGGTGGGTGGCGAGGCGACTGGCCTCGCTGCTGCC